GAAAAATTGCAGAATTAGAAATACGTAGTCGAAATTATTTGGAGCAAATAACAAATAATCAAGATAAAAATAATAAATTGCAAGATGAAATTGCTAATTTAAAAGATCAATTGAATAAACAAGGAGAAATTAGTGTTAAACAACTTATAAGTCTTCAAAAACAATTAAATGAAAAATTGGATCAATTACAAGATGCAAAAAATGAATTAGAAAATACTAAAAATGATAAAGCTTTATTGAATCGAAAAATTATTGATTTACAACAACAAGTGGATCAACAAAAAGAACTCGATCGTCAAGAACTTTTGAGATATCAAGATGATTTGAAATTAATTCAAGAAAGAATGAAAAGTGCAAATGATCTAGAAAAAATTGCAAATGAAAATGTATTAAAAGCACAAGAAGCCCTAAAACCTTTACAAATCCGAAAAACTACATTAGAAAATAATATTCAAGATTTAAATTCACAAAAAACATCATTAGAAGAAACTGTTATTGCTGAAAGAAAAAAAATTCAAAATTTGAATAATGCAAATGAAGAATTAAAAAAGCGTCAAAATGAAATAAATAATGATATTATAGTATTGAATAAATCGAAAACAGATCTCGAAGCTCTAATTGCACAATTAGAAATTGATAAAGGAAATTCTGAAAATGAAAAAAAAGAAAGAGATGCTATTATTTTGGATATTCAAAATTATACCAAAGAAAAAAATTTGTTAAAGAAAGATCTAGAGAAATTTAAGGAAGACATAAAAACAAGTGAGAAAAAATCTCAAGAAGCAAGAGACAATCTTCAAAAAATTAGAAATGAAAATTCCGAATTAATAAAAGAACGAGAAACTTTAGAAGAAAACATAGCCAATTTAATAAACAATGAAACAGTAGCAAAAGCAAAATATACGGAAACAAATCTTAAATTAGTTAAGACTTCGCAAAATTTAATTGATTTACTTAATCAAGAAGACATTCAAAAACGAGATATTAAAAATTTAACTATTGAATTGCAAAATTTAAGAAAAGAAAAAGAAGATCTCGAATCTTCTGGAGGTGGTGGCGCAAGCCCAAATCAAATTCAAGATTTAAATAATCAAATAGGTGGTTTAACAAAAACAATAATTGATTTAAACAATACAATACAAAATTCAAATACGAAGAATAGTGAATTACAAGAACAATTAGATGAAGCAAATGAAAAATTGAAAAAAGCGAATGAAAAAATAGAAGAACTCGAAACTAAAATTGTTACACTAAATGCAGAAATTTCTGGATTGAAATCAAAAATTGAGGAACTCGAAAAAACAAATAAAGAATGTAATGAAAAATTGGAAAAATCAATAAAAGAACTAAAAGAATCTAGAGAAAAAAATGCTGAAATTGTTCTAAATAATACAACATTAAGTTCAAAAAACAAAGAATTGGAGGAAAAAATAAAAACATTAAAATTAGAAAGGGATGAATTATCCAAAAAAATACAGGCTATTGATAACCAATTTAAAGAATTTTATTTAAAGAATGGAATTTATAATGCCGAAAATGATATTAATAAAATTGAAAGTAATAATTCAAATGGAAAATTGGAAGCTTATATTAATTATCGTGATGAATTCTTAAAAAAATTAAAGGAAGAAATTATGAAAAAGCAAATTGCTGAAAATAAGAAATTTATAAAACTTATTGCGCATGTTGAAGGATTTAGAAATTTTTTTGATTCACAAAAATCTATTGAGGAGCAATTAAATGGATCCAATGAATATATAAAGAAAACATTAAAAACTTATAAAGGTGATTTAGAAAAATTAACTGCTGCTGTTGGGAAAATAGATAAAGATAAACCAGCTGCTGCTGAATTAAAATATTTAAATTCAACAATTACAGATATTCAAAATCTTTTGAATAATATAAAGGATGCCGATGCTTTAGCAAGAGGAAATCAATTAGAAACTCAGGAATATAAAAATAAAATTGAACTTCAAGAAAAAATTTCACTATATACTAATAAACTTTCGGGAATAAAAATTACTCTAGCAGGTCCAACTTTAATTAAAACTGAGTTCGATCCACCAAAACCATCAGATATACCGGAAATATTAAAATCTAAAAGCTGGGAAGATATATTCAATCCTTTTGTTATTCAATTTTTGGAAGAATCATTTTATAGTTTAATTAAAATAGATATAAAATCTACAGCAGAACAATATGTAAGAGATAATTTTATCGAAGAATTATCAAAAATACGTGATATATTAAATGGAGCAGAAACAAGAATATTTTATGTTTTATTTTATTATATAGTTACATATTTTCAATGGAAAAATGGTATAAAATTTGCTAAAAAAGCTGATGGAAGACCTGATTATCTTCCAAAAAATTATCAAATACCTGTTGAAAATTTTATTGGAGAAGTAAAGAATCAAAATGGAAATAGTGAAATATTTAAAATTTTTAAAAATTTTGCTGAAAGTTCAAAAAATATACTTCAAAATTTATTTGATGGATTTCAAGATAAAATATTAACAAATGAATTCGAAAGATGTCAAATAATTAGTGGAAAAACATGCACCAATATTTTGGAATCAAAAATTATATGGACTGAAGATCCAAATAAATCATGGGAACCTATTATAGTCAAAACTATAAATGATGATGTAAGTCCGGCTGCATCTCCTCAACAATTTATTCGCCTTTTATCAAGAGATGATGAATATTTTGCTCAAAAAATAGGAGCAAAAGCAGTATCTCAAAAAGATATCGAAACCTTAAATAATAGATCTTTCATAAATTGGGAATCAGAACAATATTATTCGCCATTTCAAACTGATTTAGATAAATATTTCGATTCTATTGATGCTTTTGATAATGATGATTATGCGAAAAATTTGACTATCCCAAGTTCTTGGGTTGAATATCAACAAGTTAAAGAATATTTCAAGAATAGAGAAGATAATATATATAGTGCAGGACCATTATTATCCAGTCAAGTTACATATTTAAATCAAGCTTATGTGAAAAATAATAAATAACTTAAAAATATTTTTGAAAAAATTCATTTATTTGAGAAAAAAAATAAAACAATATTTAAGAAGTTGTTGTAGTTGATGTAGTTTTTTGTTTCTTTGTTTGTTGAGTTGAAATTATACTATAAAATCTAGAATAAACAGTTGGTGAAATGGATCCTTCTGAATTTTTTGAAACTTCATTATATGCATTAAATATATCAGTTGCTGTAGATGCATTAGCAAAATGATCAGGATTATTAATCATAAAATCTCTAGTCATCAAATAGGTAAATGCATTAGTAACAACAGGTGCAATAGAATAAGTTCCTTTTCCTTGATTAGTCATTGTTAAAATTGGAGCAGGAGTAACTGGAGTAGTTATTGGTTCATCTACACGTAATTTACTATTAGGTTTTGCAGTTGCTAATAATTCTGGAGTTGGATTAGATAATTGCAAAAATTGATTTAATGAAGGATGTGCAACATTAATTTGCAAATTTGCAGTTCCATTATAAGTTGTTATTTGATAAGATGTTAATTCTTGAGGAGTATTAACATAAGAAATTTTCAATTTTGGACCTGTAGTAGGATCAGTATTCATACTTGTAAAATCAGATGATCTTGAATAAGATGTATCACCATTTTTAATTGCATCAATCATTTGATCACTCATTTGAATAACATCTTGATTAACATTCAAAGATTGTAGGGGTAAATTCATTTGTTGTAAAATTTCATCATCTCGTTTTGATCTCCAAGTGAATTGAAATAAATTATCTTTAATAAAGTTTTCACCTAAATCAGCAATTTGATTTGTAATATCTTCAAAATCTTGACTAACTAATTGATCAGTATTCAATCTATCTTGAACTTGATTCAAGACAATTTCTAACCATTGTAAAGGTATTTGCAATAAAGCTTTAACAAATGGATGTTTTCTATTCAAAACTTCATTTCTTGCAGGATCAACAATTAAACTTGGATTTGCTTGTGTTAAATTACCAGCAATTGCTTGTAACATTAAATCTCTAATACCTGGACAATATAATTGACCATAAATATATTTCATTTGTTTATATCCACGAAATACTGGATTTAAACAAGAACTTTCATAAACAACATCTCCATCACCAGTAACTAAAATTCCAAATTCATTAGTTCTTTCATCTCCAGTATCTGATAAAGGTAAAGGAGTTTTATATAAAGTGAAAGTAGCTGTATATTGTGGATAATTTGGTACATTAAAACTGGTTTCCAAAACTTCTACACCAGTAGGAAATGTATAAATAACTGGAGTATTTGTATAAATATTTGGAGTATCACCTAAAACCGTTAATGTACATGCAATATTTGCATCTGAAAATAAATTTCTTAATAAATAATCTCTTGATAATACAAAATATAATGTTGGTGATTCAGGTAAAGTATTTAAATCAGATAAGAAAATTTGAACAACTGTACCATTAACAGGAATATTATATTGTTGTCTTAATTGATCTGTTGCAGGTATTCCATTATCAATCATTGCTTGCATTGCATTTCTATCAATTGTACATGATGAAAATAATCCATCTTTTATGGTATAAAAGTATGTATCTCCTAAAATTGAAATATCTTTTGCACCTCTTCCCATCATTCCTCTTATACCTTCAGAAGAATCAGCAGATGATCCAACTTGTAAAATACAATCTTTTAAAGTTTGTGCACTCATTCCAACAGCTTGATCGGAAACTTGAATCATATTTTGTGTTCTATCAACTGTAATATTTATTGGAAATGGATATATAGGATTAGGTGATTTTCTATAAGCATCAACACTATTTGTAATTAATTCACAAAATGCACAAACGAAACTCTTAACAGCCATTTGTCTAGCCATATCATAAAATTTTGGATTTAATGCAATGTAACTTTTTATCACATTATTTGTATTATTTAATATTGGTATTTGGGATTTTTTAGTATCTTGATAAGGTTGTAAAACTGGATTACCATAAATAGTATTTGAATATCCAGAATTTGAAACTTCCCCAAGAACAGAAGTTGGTGTATTGACTCCAGGATCTGTAGTTGTATTAGAATTATTATTTGTTCCTGTAGAAGCAGAATTAGTATTTGAATTACTCATTTTTTTATTTCTAATATATCTATTCATCAACCATTATTATTTTAATTTTCCCAACACAAATAATTTTCTCCATCATTTTTATTTGAGGGAATGCAAAATATTTAAAATATTTAGGTAATTTATCAAATAAAAATCTTTAAATTCTGATAATATAAAACCAGAAAATATTAATTAAATCATTTAAAATATTATTTAAATCATTTATAAAATTCATTAAATAATTAGATGAATTTTATTTAGAATATATAAATGATTTTAATTAAGATAATCTTATTATCATCAATAATAATTCTATAAATAATAAAATCATTTTATATAAAAATACATCTCTTATTATATTCTTAATTTATATTCTTAATTTATATTTTCAATAAATAATATTCAATAGAATTTCATTTATCACTCATTTCTTAAAACGAATCATTGGATATTTGTAGAAATTTAAGAATTTGTTATATTTTTTAATAAATTTTATTGCATTTTTGTTGATGAAATGTTATCTTTGTCAAAATTATAATATAAAAAATTAATTATCTTGAAGAAATAGGCATTTTTATAATAAAAAAATATATTTTATCTTTTTTACAACTTTTCTTATTAAATTTTGTTTTCAATTTTGATTTATCAAAAAATTATTTTTTATAGAATCATTTTATAAAAAAGTAGAAGTAAGTTTTCAATTTTCAAAAAATTATTTCTACTTTTTTCATATCATAATGTAACAAAAATTATTTTAGAAATAAATTTTATTTCAAAAACAAAAAAGACTCAATTCTGGATAAAACTCCCAATTTTTAATTTAATATATATTTTTATTCAAAACCATATTTTCAAAAATTATTAATTAATTTATTCTTAAATCATTTATAGTGTTTAAATCATTTATTGTGAATAGAATAAAATATTTTCGAATAATTAATTTTCTTGAAATATAAAAATTATATTTATTATTTAAAATATTTCATAAATCATTTAATTATTTTATAAATCATTTATATTAAATTAAATAAATTCAAACATTCTAAAAAATTCTCTTTTGATAATTTGAAATTACTAACAATTAATTTATTTTTATAAATCATTTATTATTTTATATAAATGATTTATATA